ATGAGCATCTGCGATAAGGACTGCTTCCATTGTCCGTATCCTGACTGTATCAACGATCAGATGGACCACGAGGACTACATAGAAGCATCAAAGCGTGACAAGGCATTGCGCTCAACGCCGAAGAGCAAGAAGCTCGCAGCTCAGCAGAAGGCGTACCGTGAAGCCAACCGGGAGAAGGTTGCAGCTCAGCAGAAGGCGTACCGTGAAGCCAACCGGGAGAAGCTCGCAGCTCAGCAGAAGAAAATCAAAGAGCTTCGTAAGGAACTGGGGCTGTCACTGCGAACTGCGGCGAGTATTTTGCACGTGTCGGCGGCAACCGTTTCGAACTGGGAACGGGGCTTGATTCCGTGCAGTATAAGTAAGGTCATCCGCAATCTGCGCGGAGCACAAACATAAAGGAGGCAACAGAATGTACTACCGTATTTGCCCCGATTGCGGCGCGTCTCTGGACCCGGAAGAGATCTGCAACTGCGAAGAAAATGCTCCTGCCGATGTGGAAGATCAGCAGGAGCATGAGGTAGAGCAGTAACGAACAACTCTATTTTCAATATAGCACAGTTTCTTGCAAAAATCAATAGAAAAATCCGCCCGGTGATGGGGAAGATCACCAGACGGAAAAGCGGTTGGTAGGACCGCCTTCAATATATCATACTTTGGAGGAATAATCAATGAAAAAAGTGAAAATTCTGTCGATGCGTTTGGAAAACTTCAAATGCCACACGCATTTGCAGCTTGATTTTATGGGGAAATCTGCTTCCCTCTATGGAAACAATGCCGTCGGCAAGACGACGGTCTATGATGCGCTGACATGGCTTCTGTTTGGCAAGGACAGCAAGGGTAACGGCGAGAAGAGCATCGACATCAAGCCCTTGGACCAAAACGGCAATGTCAGGGATCACGAGGCGATCACAAGTGTCGAGGCGGTACTGCAGGTCGATGATCAGAGCATGAGCATCAAACGCACGCTGCGTGAGATCTGGAGCTCGAAGAGAGGCTCGCTTGAGCTGACCTATGACGGAAACACGAGCGACTATTTTGTTGACGGTGTGCCGTGCAAGAAATTTGAATACGACCGCCGCATTGGGGAAGTTGTTGAAGAAGAGATCTTCCGTGTGCTGACGAGCATTACATATTTCTCTTCCGAGATGGACTGGAAGAGCCGCAGAAAGCTCCTGTTTGAAATCTCGGGTACGATGTCGGAAAAATCCATCTTGCAGACGGAAGAACGCTTTTTGCCGCTTTTTGAAGCTTGCGGCCATCTGAGCTGTGATGAGCTGAAAAAGAAGGTCAGCGCAGAGAGGAAGGGTTATTTGAGCGTTCGTGACGAAAATCCCGCAAAGATTTCTGCATTGCAGGAAATGGAACGAGAATTGAGCGGACTTGATTTTGCCGCGGCAAAATCGGAGATTACTTCGCTTGATGCGAAAAAAGAGTCTGTTTTGGGGCAGATCACCGCCTTGCAGAACGAGAGCGCTGTAACCGAGCAGGAAAAAGAGCTCCTTTCCGTGCGTATGCAGATTGCAGAGCTGGAGCGTGAAAATCAGGCATTTATGGCCGAGCAGAGGGAAGGCCTTCCGAATATCAGCGCACTCGAAGCGAAAAAAAGAGCGTTGGAGGCAGAGCTTGCTGCAAACCTCAGAGAGATTGCCGAGAAGCAAAATGCGATCAGTGGTGCTGAGCGGTCGGTTGAGGATGCCCGCAGGCGTTGGATCAACGTGCAGGGTGAGGTGTTCGAAGGCGGCAAGTGTCCGACCTGCGGCCAGGATTTGCCCATGGAGCAGCTTGCAGCTGCAAACGAACGCTTTGAGGAATGGAAAAAGGATCGCCTGGAAGAAATCGAGCGCACGGCCAACAGCGAAAAGGCAATGAAGCTGCGTCTTCAGGAGCGTGCAGAACATCTGCAAGCAAGAAATATGCAGATCGAAAACGAAATTGCCGAGATCGGTAGGACGATGCAGGCTGTGCCGCAGATCGTGCCAATGGAGGGCTTTGCCGAGCACAAAAAAGCTCTTTGTGAGCAGGAAGAGGAGATTGCTCGTCAGATCCTCAAGATCAAGGGTGACAGCAGAGCCGTGGAAGGTCAGCTTCGAAGCTCCCTGCAGGAGATCAATGCGGCGATTGCAACGCAGCAGATCACGGTCGGTAAGGAAGACACGCTCAGCAGCGTAAGAGAGAAGATCTCACGCTTGCGTGAGGAATCGGCTGCGGCTTCGGCACAGATGGAGAAGCTGGACAAGCTTCTTTGGCTGATCGAGGATTTTACACGATACAAAATGGGCTTTGTCGAAGACACGATCAACAGCCTGTTCCGCATTGCCCGTTTCCGCCTGTTCCGAGAGCAGGCCAACGGCGGCGTGGAGGAACGGTGTGACGTGGTATTTGACGGCATTCCCTACGCATCGGTGAACTCCGGTGCAAAGATCAATGTCGGCATTGACATCATCAATACGCTTTCGAATTACTACGGCGTGCAGGTGCCGCTGTTTATCGACAATGCAGAGAGCGTGACAAGGCTTGAATACTCCGACACGCAGGTCATTCGCCTGGTGGTATCGGAGCAGGATAAGGAACTGAGGTGTGAATATGAAAATTAAAAGCGGCGTCAAGCCGAGTTTGCCGCCTGTTCCCGGTGGCACATATCTTGCCGTTTGCGTGTATTCCATTGCGATCGGCGAGCAGCTTTGCGAATACAAGGACAAGGGAAAGAGCTACAACAATCAGGTGATGCTTGGCTTTGAGCTGATGGGCGTTACCGCTCAGATCGACGGCAAGGAAGAGCCGAGAACTTTGGGAAGAACCTTCAACATTGCCAAGAGCAAAAACTCCGCTCTGCGCAAGTTTGTCAGCGCATGGGATGCGAAGGAATACACGGACGATGAGTTTTTAGAACTCGACACCAATGATCTCGTCGGCAAGCCTGCGATGCTGAACGTTGTGCTGAATGAAACAGGCGAATATGCCAACATTGAGAGCATCATGCAGATCCCGGCAGGATTTCCGACGCCGCAGGCGACATTGCCGCTCATGCGTTTCGACATGGAGCCGTGGGATCAGAAAGCGTTTGAGGCTCTTCCCGAATGGGCGCAGGAGCGTATCAAGAAGTCGTCTGAATGGCAGAAGGAACATGCTCCGACGGACAAGATCGGGGTGCAGCCGATTGGAGGTGCGGATGTTGCCGCAGCGTCTGCAAACGGGAAGATGGTATCTGCCACTACGGCGGTGCAAGGAGTGCCTGCGCAAGGTGTGCCTATGAGTAAAGAGGCTTGTCCAATATGAGCCAACGCATCGACTTAACAGGGAAAACATTTGGGCGTTGGAAGGTTTTGTGGTTTGACCATACTACAAGTAGTGGAGATGCAAACTGGTTTTGCGTGTGCAATTGCGGAACAATTAAGAGCGTGAATGGCTACAATTTGCGCTCTGGTCGATCAACGTCATGCGGTTGTTTGGTAGTAGAGCTCATGCGAAAAAACAAACCCAGTGTTAAGCACGGTCTGAAAAAGGCGAATCCAAGATTATATGGGATTTGGCAGGGTATGCTTAACCGTTGTAGAAGGAAAAAAGATATCTGCTATATGGCATATGGAGGTCGTGGTATTTCGGTTTGCGAGGAATGGCATCAGTTCCCACCCTTCTACGAGTGGGCCATGGCTAATGGCTATACGGATGACCTTACCATTGACCGAATCAATGTCGATGGAAATTATGAGCCTTCCAACTGCCAGTGGATCACGATGGAGGAGAATATCCGAAAAGCTATAGACGATCGGAGGCGAAAGAAAAATGGAATTCTATTCGTATGCAAGTAGTTCGGCTGGTAATTGTTATGCCGTTTCTGACGGTCAAACGAGAATACTTTTGGAATGTGGGCTGGCCTTTCGGACACTGCAAAAGAAACTCGATTTTCAGCTCTCTGAGATCGATGCTTGCCTTCTGAGCCACGAACACAAGGATCACTCGAAGTGCGTGCAGGAGCTCATTAAAAGTGGTCTGACGGTGTTTATGAGCGAGGGTACGGCGCAGGCGTTGGAGCTTGACGGGGTGGAAGTGATCGAGGCAAGGCGGCAGTTTTCGGTCGGGACGATGGACATCGTGCCGTTTGAGACCTTCCACGATGCACAAGAGCCGTTAGGCTTCTACATCAAGAGCCGGGTTGACGGAGAAAGCCTCGCTTTTGCGACCGATACGGTCAATTTGGGCTACCAATTTGAGGAGCTGACGATGCTTGCTATTGAGAGCAATTACGATGCCGATATTTTATCTCGGTCGGAGCGTATGCCCGAGAAAACCAGGCACAGAATCGAAAACAGCCACATGGAAATCAGGCGGTTGTGCGAATATCTGAAGCGGTTGGATTTGGAAAAATGCAGAGAGATTTTTCTTCTGCATCTGTCCGATGCGACCAGTCACGAAGGCAATTTTATCTACAAAGTGATGCGAGTTGTGCCAAAACACGTGCGTGTTACAGCTTGCGGAAAGTGAGGAAACGGCTTTGGCAGAGGTGAGAAACCAATTTACATTCTATCGTTCGTATTTCGATGCGATACAGAATCTGAACAAAAGAGATCGTGCTGCGATCATTCTTGCCGTGTGCGAGTATGCGCTTTACGAGACGGAGCCGAAAGGGCTGTCCGCCCCTGCTACGACTGCATTTGAGCTCATTCGACCGACCTTGGATTCGGGCAGAAAAAAAGCTGCCAGCGGCAAGCAGGGGGGCAAAGCAAACGGAAAGCAAAACGCAAGCAAACCGAAAGCAAAACCGAAGCAAGGGGAAAACGCAAGGGATGTAGAGGTAAAGGAAAAGGCTAATACTGATATTGATAATGATACTGATGTTGATGGTGAGGGGAGTGCTTCCCCGTTGCTCGCACTAGGCGAGAGTAAAAATGTGTTTCTGGACGAATATGAGGTCGACATTTTGATCCGACAAATGGGACAGACGGCTTTCTACCGCTATGTGGAAAGACTGAGCGATTTTATTTCCAGGACGGGTGCCAAGGTGTACGACCATTATGGCACAATCATCCGCTGGTGGCAGGAGGACGGACAATGCAGCCGAAACAGTCGGGCAAACAAGGCGGCGCAGTATCAGTCGCATGACGGCGAGCTGTCAGACCTCGAAAGAAAAGCCATTCAAGCGGCTTTGCAGGAGGGGGAAGAATGAGCATACCGATCAAGAGCAAGGATTTATGTCAAGCCTGCAAGTATGACTTTTACAACTGGTGTCAAGCTGTTTGCGGCGGCGAATGCGGCATTTGCGACAACAAGAACGGCGACGGAAAATGCTTCTGCCTGATCGTCAAAGCAAATACTCCGTGTCCGTACTTCAAGGAGGTACAAAATGAGGCTGATTGATTTGGATGAAGCAATTAAGCTTCTGAGAGGCAAATGTGTAGCAAAATATCCGACTACATTTTCTTTTGGCCTTTTTGCAGCGGCTGATGAATTAGCTAAATTGCCCACCGTGGATGCCGTGCCTGTGGTTCGGTGCAAGGATTGCCAGTGGTATGCACCTAATAATGATGGTAGCTGGTGCGGCTGTGCGATTGATACATCACACCCTGACAACGAACCTAAACTGGACGATTTCTGTTCATACGGAGAAAGGAGAACCGATGATGCGTGAGATTTTGTTTCGTGGAAAGCGGAATAACGGCGAATGGGTTGAAGGTTCGCTGGTTGTGTGGCCTGACGGAGCTACCGATATCTGCTATTCAGAGAACGATAGCTTTGTGGAAATGACAAAAACGATTGTTAATCCTGCTTCTGTCGGTCAGTATACAGGCTTGACCGACAAGAACGGAAATAAGATTTTTGAGGGGGATATTGTTGATATTCTCACAGAAGATGAGGAAATCGGAATTGTTGCTTATGACGATGGCGGTTTTCAGGTTGAAGCAGATGGATTTTGTGTTGATTTCCATTCGAACATCAATGGAACTGATTTAGAAGTCATCGGCAACATCCACGACAATCCCGAATTGATCGGAGGTGGAGAGTAATGAGGCTGATCAACCGCTACAGCAACGAGGGTGATTTGGTATTGGATCCCTTCGGCGGTTTGGGTACTGTTGCGCTGCAAGCGATGAAAGCAGGGCGTAAGGGATATACCATTGAGCTCAACAACGACTATTTCCGAGATGCGGTCGGGTATCTGAAAGATTTTGAAACGGAGGAGCCGCATTTGTTTTCGATGTTTGATTTGATTTGAATTTGGAGGTGCCGAGAGTGAAACAGTATGTTTCGAAATATGCGCAATGCCCGTTTTATCGCAAGGAAGATTCGATGCGACTGTTTTGCGAAGGGGTCGAAGAAGGATCAAATCTTGCGCAGTTCTTTGGCTCGCAGGAACGAAAAACGGACTTTAAGCAACGGTTTTGCTGCTGCAAAAATTGGGAGCAATGTCCGATTGCGATGATGTTGGCGAAGAAATATGAATAGGCGTACGGCTTCTGCCCGAGAAATCGGGTGGGAGCCGTTTTTTATGTGAGTGCGGAGGTGATTGGCGGTTTGAGATTGCCACGGCCGCAAGGCGGCCTCGCAATGACATGTTAGGGAGCTGCATGGCGACCACAGGTAGTTCCTGCACGGACACCTCATCCGTCACGGCTTGCGCCGTGCCACCTTCCCCTCAAGGGGAAGGCTTTGATGCGTGCGGTGCAAGGAAATGTTCAATGGCTGCTTGCAGCGAAGCGAAAAATATGGAGCTTGCACCAAAAAGAAAAACCGAAAGGCATCCCAACACAGTGGATGCATTTCGGAGAGGAGGTGCAGCGTAATGACTGAGCTTTGCTGCTTGCAGCGAAGCGAAAAATATGAAGCTTGCACCGACGAAGAGGGGGGGATTTAATTTTTGAGGGGTGAGGGTGTATGATGGGGGTGAAATTTGGTGCGTGGAACGGAAACTTCTGCAATGACAACGTAGGGGGTACGGCGCGAGTCGGTGGATTGAGATTGTCACGGCTGCAAGGCGGCCTCGGTGCGCAGCCGTCAGCGACGAAGGAGCGCTACGGATGCGGTCTACCCCTTGCGGGTGCAATGACATGATAGGGAGAGCTTGGACTGACGAGAAAGGGGGCTGAGTAGTTTGTGGCAGATTGGAATGAGATCAAAACCGAATACATTACGACCGACACGAGCTATCGGAAGCTCGCTGAAAAATACGGGCTAAACCGCACATTGGTTGCCAATCGGGGGAAAGCGGAGCAGTGGCCTGCGATGAGAAAACAGCATCGGGACAAAACGCTGTCAAAAGCACTGGACAAAATCGCTTCGAAACAGGCTCAAAAAATGGCTCGTTTTGATGCTGTGGCGGAAAGGCTGCTGCAGAAGCTGGAGAGAGCTGTGGAGGAACTGGACATTCAGATCGTCCGAGAAAGTGAAAAAGTCAAGGAAATTGAATACAACAACGCCGAAAGACCGAACAAGCCAACCAAAGAGGTTATACGCGAGAAGGAGACGGTGCAGAGCATGACGTCGATCATTGACCGTCAGGGGTTAAAGCAGATCGCTTCGGCCCTCAAGGATCTCAAAGAGGTTCAAATGCTCCGTTCGGAGCTCGACCGTAAAGAGCAGGAGGCGAGAATTGCCAATCTGCAAAAGCACGCCGCTTCGCAGGACGATGACAAGCAGATCGAGGTTATTTTCGGCGGCAATGCTGAGGAGTTCAGCCAATGAAAAAGCTATTTATTCCCGAGGCGCAGCCAAAACAAAAGGAGTTTCTAAAAGCGAACAAAAAACACATTGGCTTCGGTGGTGCCCGTGGCGGCGGCAAGAGCTGGAGTGTTCGCACAAAGGCAAAACTACTTGCCCTGCGCTACAAGGGGATCCGCATCCTGATCGTGCGCCGCACCTATCCCGAGCTGATCAACAATCACATCAACATCCTCAAAGCAGAGCTTTTGAACATTGCCCGTTACAACGACAAAGACAAGGTGCTCAAATTTGCCAACGGCTCAAGCATCAACTTTACCTACTGTGCAAAAGACGGCGACTTAGACCGCTTGCAGGGTGTGGAATACGATGTGATCTTTCTCGACGAGGCAACACAGCTTTCGGAATATCAGATGAAAACCATCACCGCATGCTTGCGCGGTGTCAACGATTTTCCGAAACGCATTTACTACACCTGCAACCCCGGTGGGCAGGGGCATCACTACATCAAGCGCATCTTCATCGACCGCAAGTATGAAGTCGGAGAAGATCCGCAGGAATACGAATTCATTCAGAGCCGTGTGCAGGACAACCACATCCTGCTCGAATGTCAGCCCGACTATGTCAAACAGCTCGAAGCTCTGCCACCGAAGCTCAGAAAAGCATGGCTGGAAGGTGACTGGAATGTGTTTGAGGGACAGTTCTTTGAAGATTTCTTTGACAGACCCGAACACTATGCAGACAGGCAATGGAGCCATGTGATAGATCCCTTTGCCATCGACCCTGCGTGGAAGATATACAGATCGTTCGACTGGGGCTACAACAAGCCGTTTTCCTGTGGCTGGTGGGCTGTCGATTATGAGGGCGTCGTTTACCGCATATTGGAGCTTTACGGCTGCACGAAAACGCCAAATGAGGGAGTGAAATGGACCCCTCCGCAGGTGTTTGCGGAAATTCACCGCATCGAAACGGAGCATCCGTTACTCAAAGGAAAAAAGATCAGCGGTGTTGCCGATCCTGCCATTTGGGATGCTGAGACCGGTGAGAGCATTGCCGATGTTGCGGCAAAACATCAGGTGTTCTTCCAAAAGGGCGATCACAAACGCATCCCCGGCTGGATGCAAGTTCACTATCGGCTTCAATTTGACCCGAACGGATTTCCGATGATGTATATTTTCAGCAACTGCAAGGCGTTTATCCGCACGATGCCGCTATTGATGTATGACGAGCACAAACCTGAAGATCTGGACACGGCTGGGGAGGACCATGTTGCTGACGAGGTGCGATATTTCCTGATGTCGAGGCCAATCAAGCCGAGAATCGCCCCTGCGCCTGACGATTACGATACCGATCCGAGGAGCTTGTTCCTCGATATTCCGAAAACGGATATTTTGCCGGCCACGAAAAGGCCGAGAATGGAGATGATTTCCAATGTCGATATTCAGCGCAATGCGTGATAGGCTGCGTGGAAAAGATGACAAGATGCAGGGAGGTGATCTGCAGATGAGTGGCACTCCTGCAATGGATGCGCCTATGGGTGACCAACTTGGTAGCTTCGCTCCTCATTCAAAGGGGAATTTTGAGGCGGCGCAAGAGGTGATCGGACAGAAACAGGTGCAGGAAGCTTATCAGATCTTGCAGAAATACAAGGCAGGCAAGGCAAACCTGGAACAGCGCCTAATTCGCAATGAGCAGTGGTACAAGCTTCGTCACTGGGAGTATTTGCGCTCGAAGGAGGAAGGAGAACAGGTCGAACCTGTCAGTGCGTGGCTGTTTAACTCCATTGCCAATAAGCACGCCGATGCAATGGACAATTTCCCTGCGCCCAACATCCTGCCCAGAGAGAAAAACGACGTTCAAGAGGCGAAAACCCTCTCTTCTGTTATGCCTGTTCTGCTGCAACAGTGCGATTTTGAACAGGTGTATTCCGATGCCTGGGACGATAAGCTCAAGGGTGGCTTTATCTTTAACCGTTCGGAGACCTTCAAAAAACATAAATTTGACATGGCGCGAATTGCAAATCAGAGCGAGACGTACCGTGTGGACATCGATCTTTTGAGCCGCATCATTGAAACACTGACACCGGAGCAAAAAGCGTATGCCGAAGCGATGCAGGAATATCTGTCGCAGATGGGCAAGAAGGGCAACGAGGTTTCCAGAGCGATGTACGGCGTTGATCTGTTCAACGAGAAGTTCTATTTCCCGTTGCGATCTGCACAGGATTTCCTCGATTCGGCACAGACTGAGCTTCAAAAAGCGCAGACCACGGCATCATTAAAAAATACGGGCATGGCAAAAGAAACAGTGCCTCACGCATCAAACCCGATTGTGCTGAGCAACTTCGACGATGTGTGGCTGGAGCACGTCAACAAAATGTCTACCTATCACGCATTTGTTCTTCCGATTGAAAATCTGAGCAAGGTATTTAACTATACCGAAAACTCAAATGAGGTACAGGAACTTTCGATGAAGCTGACACTGGGTGGAGCTTTCGGAAATGGTGCGGTGAAGTATCTGCAAAAGTACATCGAAGATCTGAACGGCGGTGTTATGGGCGGCGAACAGGGGCGCATGATGAGCTGGTTCAGCAAGTTCAAGAAAACTGCTGTTGGGGCTTCTCTGTCTACCGCAATTCAGCAGCCGACCGCAATTCTGCGAGCAATGGCGCACATCCGTCCTGATTATTTCGTTCCCTTCCTTCGCAGCGGAAAGGAAAAAACAACTGAGTCCATGAACCTGTACAATGAGCTTAAGCAGTATGCACCGATTGCCATCGTCAAGGAAATGGGCGGCTTTGATGTCGGCTCTAACCGTCAGACGAAGGACTACATCGGCATTACCGAATATGAGGGCGTGGGCGGTAAGTTTAAAGGGTTCTTCACGGATAAGGCATATCGCAGCAAAGCTACGGATGATGCGTTTATGTACCTGGCCTCTAAGGGCGACGTGCTCGGTTGGACTGCGATCTGGAGTGCTGTCAAGAAAGAAGTTGCCTCCAAAGAGGGGGATTTTGAGAGTACGGAAGCGTATCTCAAACGCTGCGGCGAACGCTTTACGGAAGTTGTTGCGTTAACGCAGGTATACGATTCTGTGAATGCGAAAAGCGGTCTGATGCGCAGCAAAAGTGAACTGAATAAGTTTGCTACCTCTTTTATGGGTGAGCCTACGACATCGATCAACATGCTCTTTGATGCAATTTTGCAAGCAAAGCGTGGCGGAAGCAAGGGACATGCCGCAAGAGTGGTTGCCTCTGTGTTTGTATCTACCGTGGCCGCCGCTGCTGCCGCCTCGGTCATTTATGCAAACCGTGATGACGATGATGATGAGTCCTGGACAGAAAAATGGGCAGAACAATTCGGAGGTAAGCTCTCATCGGAACTCAATGTTCTGAACATGATTCCCTATGTGAGAGATATTATGTCCATGGTCGAAGGCTGGGATGTCACTCGCCCCGACATGGAGGTGATCTCCAACATTATTTCCGCTTATGATAATCTGGGCAGCGATAAGGTTACGACATGGAAAAAGATCGAGAACTTTGCAGGCTCGTTTGCAGCCGCTTTCGGTCTGCCAGTTAAGAATCTGATGAAGGATGCAAGAGGAATCTACAATGTGTATATTGCCGCAACGGATGATATAGAGCCTCAGGGTGTATTAGATGCTTTTGTGCGTGGATTCAACGGCGAAGAGCAGTCGAAATCTGAGAAACTGTATGAAGCTATGATTCGTGGCGACAAAGGGCGTTTGGCGGCTTTGCGAGAGAATTACAAGAGTGACAGTGCTTTTGTCAACGCCGTGCGTTCTGCCTTGAAAGAACATGATCCGCGAATCAAAGAGGCTGCGACTGCCCGAATGAATGGAGATATTTCTACGTATACGGGACTTGTGAAAGCGATCACCGCAGAAGATTGCTTCACGCAGGATGATGTTGTGGCGGCAATTAAGAGCCAAATGTCCGCAATTGAAAACGACAAAAACGGAGATGGTGAAGCTACTCCGAGTAAGCCTTCTATGTTTGATGCGGAGGATTATATGGCTGCGGTGCTCGACGAGCCTGCGACTGCGGAGGAAGTCAAGAGTTATATCATCCAAAGATATGTAGAAAAAGGAAAGTCGGCAGAAGAAGCCAACAGTAGTTTCTACAGTGACGTTCGCAGTGTGATCGGTGAAATGTATCGTCAGAGCATTATCGGAGATGATACCGCCATGTCGTATCTTGTTTCGTATGGTGGGCATTCGGAAGATGAGGCATATTGGCAATTGGATAAGTGGGATTATTCAAATGCAAATGGAAGCGCAGAGGGTTATAGCAAATATGACGACTTCTATGCTGCGGTACAGAGCGGAAAGAATCTGAAACAGGCTATTAAAACCTATACGGATCGAGGCGTTAAGAAAGGGACTCTCGCATCACAGATTACCTCCTATTTCAAACCGCTGTACTTGGAAATGACAGGCTATGAACGAGCTGCAATCAAGGGTTATCTATTGAATGCTTATGTTGCGTTGGGCTACGATCGCAGCAAAAAATCCAAGGATATTGACAGGTGGCTTGAGGACTAAAAACGACGAGAGGGGGGATTTAGAAATCCTCCCTCTTTGTGCTATGCTATGGCAAAGGATGTGATGTAAGTGAACAGTTCAATTTTTCGTATTTCATTAGATATCCACGAGATACATTCTCAGGTGACGCTATACATCAAGAAAGCTGACAGCGCAAGGCGAATCTTTATTACTCTGACGGAAAACGGCAGACCATATCAGCTGACGCAAGATTGCATGGCTGCTTTTACGGCGAAAAAACCGGATGGAAATATCTTGTACAATTCGTGTGTGATTCACGGAAATATCATCGCATATGCAGTGACACCGCAGACCACAGCGGTAGAAGGAGAGCTTCTCTGCGAAATTCGTCTCTATGGTTCGGATTCTATGCTGATCACTTCTCCACGGTTTACAATCGTCGTGGACGGTACGGTTTACAGTGATGGGGATGTTGTGGACTCTTCCAGCGAGTTTTCGCTGCTGAGTGAATTGGTCGGTCAGACGCGTGTTGTAAAGACGCAGATCGAGACGGCACTTAAAAACGGGGAATTTAAGGGAGAACAGGGGCCTGCCGGTAAGGATGCGGTGGTCGATGCGACACTTCTGCTGGCAGGGAAGGCGGCCGATGCAAAACAGACCGGAGATCGGTTTCGTAAGCTGACCGACGGCAGCGGCGAAATTGATGTACACAATATAGCCGCGAGAAATGTCATGGCTCTCGGCAATGAGGTCGATGGTTTCTATTTGTATGCCTCCGGTCGGGAAGATGGCGTGCCTGTGACAGAGCTTGGAGGCCTGGATGACGATTCGACTGTGAGACTCAGAGGTGTTGCGATGCCCAAAAACAGTGCGGATGCGTCGCCGAAGGAGTATGTAGATAAGCTGTTTGCAGCAGTCGGTAAAGATGGTGCACGCATCTTTCGGCAGGCGCAAGAACCGCTCGAGGCTGTTGACGGTGACTGGTGGCTTGATCCTTCGGAAGATGGCGGTGAGGACGACGATGGTTGTATTTCCGATGAAGAGCTGAGCAAACGCATTGAAGATGCTGTTAAGGCTGCACTTGACAAAATACCGTATGCCGAGGAGGTGGCGTACTGATGGACGCTAAGTTTATCAAAGATGAAACCTTGCAAGGCATCGCCAACGCTATCAGGGCAAAAGCAGGAACGGCCGAGCCGATTCAAACGGATCGGATGGCAGATGCGATCAATGCCATTTCTGTCGGTGGCGGTGATAGCTACAAAGACCTATTTTGGGATACTTTGCAAGATCAAGGCAGGCGCACATCCTATGCACACGCATTCAAGGCCGGATGGACGGACGAGATTTTCACCCCAAAGTACAACATCGCGATCTCTGCCCGTGGTGCGCTCAATATGTTTGACGGCACATACATCAAAAACGTGAAAGCGGCGCTTGAAAAGCAGGGTGTTACCTTGGATTTAAGCGAGGCTACAGATGTCGGGCAGATGTTCAGAGCGTCCAAGGTTACACATTTGCCGCTCTTGGATTTTTCAAGTGCGGTAGCGGCTAACCAGGTCTTTATGAGCTGTAAAGACCTCGAATACATCGAGGGGATTCGCTGCTCGGAAACGACCAAGATTGCAGCGAACGATTCGCAGGGGTCATTCATCGGCTGCACGAAGTTGAGTCATTGCATTTTTAGCGGCACTTATATCTCGTATTTAGGCTTGAAGGAATGCCCTCTTGACAAAGAAAGCATCTTGAGCGTGTTCCATGTACTTTCTCCAGAGGCAAGCGGTAAATATGCAGCTTTCTCTTTGGCTGCTGTCAACAAGGCATTTGAAACAAGCGAAGGTGCGGCAGATGGAAGCACCTGTGCTGAGTGGACAGCGCTGGTAGACGGTGTGCCGAATTGGACAATCACATTGTCGTAAGGAGGACGAACATGATAAGAGAACCTATGATCGCTCCCAGTGGGATGTGGTTGACCGATGGCACCCTTTATGCCAAGAAGGTCTTTCTTGAGGTCGGCAGAAATGCTGACGAATTCTACCTGATCTCCGATGAGGAGTACAGAAATCTGATACAGCAGGAGGTGAATGCCGATGGCGGTTCTGAAGCTTAAACAAGGCGGGATTTGGTACAAAATTGTTGCGGGCAAATGGACGCCGGAGCTGTTCAGCGTGCAGGAAGGAAAGCCGTGCGTCAGCATCTCAACCGAAGTGGTTGGCGGTGCACGCTGGCAGCAGAAAGAGCTGTCCCTGCCGATGGACGAGCCGTACCTCAAAGAATGGGGATGGCAACGATGCGTTGCCGAGGGTATGGACTCTATGGAGCTGTACAGATGGCTGTACCGCTGTGCAAAGGAAGGCTTCACCGTAGACTACAGAACCATTATGATGGATGGTGTAGAGCAAGAACCGGTTGCTGTAGACGGAGGAACAGATCTTGCTTTTGCAATTGCGAGAGCATATGGCGATACCTCAGCCGGCAGTCTGGAATGGTTCGGCAAGCAATATCCGAGCGATCCGGAAAATTTCCGTGTGATGAATATTCCGCTGATGCAATTTGAGGGACTGAGCGAAGAAACGCTTCTGAATGTAATTTACAGAGTGAAGGAAGATAACCCTGAGCTTTGCTTCCTTCTGTTCCCAAGCGACAGCCAAGCTTTGCCTGTGCTTGAAGAAAACGGAAGTTATAAAACGCTTTATTGTATCGCTCCGACCGGCAAAAAGCGCAAGGAAATGGTGGATGTTATGAGAAAGGCACGCGCATATGTGCATGACAAGGTTTACCACCTTTACGGAATCGAAGCCGGCAAGCCGCTATCTGTTGAGCAGAAAAAGAAAGTGCTGAAAATCATCCACGATTGGATGATCCTGCACGGATGGTCGAGCGAGACCGAATCGAACGGCAGCGGTCTTGAGGTCAATTACCTCTCAAATACCGCTTATGCTGCGCTCGATCCTGGAAGAATTGCGCTCTGCGGCGGATATACGCAAGCATTCAATTACATGGCTCGATCGTTCAGCATCCATGCCATTTACATGAGCGGATATGCCTATCGAAATGCTTCGCAGATTGATGGAGATGGCCATACATGGTGCGCCGTGCAGATGAGCGACAGCTACGAATACGGCACATATTCGCAGGAGCCGCAGGATTGGTCATGCATCGATGTCTATTGGGACGAACCTGCACATGAAGCCGCCTATGGTGGTGCTGCGCCTGTGCGTGACGATGTGATCTGGAGATACTTCCTCGATGTAGATACGATCTTCCAAAGCTATCCGAGGCATGAAATTGATTCTTCAAAGGGCTACGGCACCTTGCCTTGCGGCGATGCAGAGCCGACAGCAAATTACAAATATGAGGGCAATTCGCTCTACAGATGGGAGGAGCTTGAATGAGTGAAGTGATAAAAGAACCGATGCTGCTGGACAAGACCGGAGAACTGATTGTTGAGGCTTTGAAAAGCATTGCAGTGCGAGAAGGTGCAACAAGAGAAATGCTGGCAGAAATGCTTGAGGTCATGAAAGAGAAGCTTGGCGGTGCGTCCGGTGGTGTGCCGGAGCTGTGCTTTGTGCCGTTTACGGTCACGATCACTGCCACCGAGGGCGATAACCTGGCGAAATCGGTAGATTGTACCTTGGATGGTGTCACTTTTGCCGAGGTGGAAAAGGCGTATGCCGACGGCAAGCTGCTGATTGCAGATGTTTCTGAAACCACAACGGGCAAAAGAGGCTTTGTGCCGCTGACAACCGTTGCGGATTCTGCAACACTTGCGGACTATTACTTTGAGGACAGCGGCAAAAACAATCTTTTGGGCAGACCGTATTGTATCAGCATCAAGAACATTAAGACGGCAAACAATCAGTTTGTTTCCTGCGGTATCATTCGGGTGAGAGCTGAGGATGTCGCTTGCAGCGTAACGATTGGCGGAACGACCTATACCACCCTTGCAGAAGCGCTTGCGGCGTTAGCAGGAGGTGCGACATGAGTCCTGAGGTTACGGTTGCTCTCTTAAGCCTGGCAGGAACGCTGCTGGGAACGCTCGGAGGTATTGTGGCAGCCGGAAAGCTGACCGCCTATCGAATCGAGCAGCTGGAAAAGAAGGTTGACAAGCATAACGGATTTGGTGAGAAGATTCCCGTAATCCAGGAACAAATCAAAGGGATCAATCACCGTTTGAACGATTTGGAACATAACAAGGAGGAACTACCATGAAGAATTGGAGAACATGGGCGAAGGCTGCGGGAGTCAGGGCAATCAAGACGGTCGCACAGACAGCAGTCGGCGTGATCGGTGCAAGTGCGCTGATTTCTGAGGTGAATTGGCTGACTGTGGTAAGTGCAGCGGCCTTGGCAGGTGTGGTAAGCTTGCTGACCAGCGTGGCAGGATTGCCGGAAGTGAAGGAGGAATAACTCATGAAGACATACATCGGAACAAAGGTTATCGACGCTGAGCCGATGACAAAAAACGAATACAACAAGTATAGAGGGTGGCCCATCTCTGAAAACGCAGACGAAGAAGGATATCATGTGCTCTACGCAGACGGCTATGAATCCTGGAGTCCGAAGGAGGTCTTTGAGAACACCTACCGTGAGATCGGCGATGTCGATGAGCTCGAAATGCCTTTGCTGAGAACCAGGTACACGAAGGTATTTGTTGAGAGTGATTTTACATACAACGCTCCGCACAAATACTTTGTCGCAGCAGCAGATGACGGTCGTGGGCTGTGCTACATCCATTTCCAGGAAGGCCCGTGCAATGAGGCCGGCGTCAACGGCGTGGGTAACGAGGATTTGATCAACATGGTCATTGACCACTTAGAGCATTTCCAGAAATCGGAGTTTAAGTGCCGTGAAAATGCGATGGCGATTACAAAGCTGGAGGAAGCTCTGTTGTGGCTGCGTAAGCGCACGATGCAGCGGGAAGCCAGAGGCGTGGAAGGCACGCATACAGTTTAAGGAGGAATTATTATGCCGAAAATTTACATCAGTCCGTCTGACCAGGGCAGAAATGTCTATGCGGCAGGCAATACCAACGAGGAGGCGCAGTGCGAGCGCATTGCGGTAGCGACCGAAAAGGCCCTTTTGCGCTGTGGCTTCGACACAAAGCTCAACTTGACCGACTCTATGGAGGCTCGTGTTAGAGAGTCCGATGAGTGGGGAGCTGATGTTCATGTGCCTCTTCACACGAATGCCTTCAATAAGAAGGTCGCCGGAACGAGAATCATGTGCTTCGACCTCAAGGGCGAAGGATACAGGGCCAGCGTTGCTGTGTTCAAGCACCTTGCGCCGATCACGCCCGGAACCAGTGAGAATGTATCTGCTCATCCTGAGTTGTATGAGATCCACAAGCCGAAGGCAATCTCTGTGTACATCGAAGTTGACTTCCATGATGTGCCCGATGTTGCCAAGTGGCTCATCGAAAACACCGAGAAGATCGCAGAGGCCATCGCTCAAGGTATGTGCGATTACTTCAAGATGGAGTATATTCCGCCCGAAGGCGGCAATGCGCTTTACATCGGCGAAGGTGCGGCCTGGAGCAAGGAAGCCCGTGCATGGGCAGTCGAGAACGGCATCATCCGCGGCAACGGCTACGGCGCTGACGGCAAGATCGACTTCGCGTGGAAGGATAACGTGACTCGTGAAGAGATGGCTGTCATGCTGCAGCGGCTGTATGAGCTCGTGCGTGAGCTGATTGTGAGCGTATAA